ACCTTAACGCTAAGGACAACGTCCCAGTTAAGTACGATACACGTGGTGTGGCTTTGGTATCTGGGTTCAGCCCAGCTATCATGGTAGCGGTTCTTGGTGGCGACACTGAGCAATTCACTCCAGAAGCAATCATGCTGAAGGCATTGATGAATCCACGTTACGACTTGGTTTAACCTAGTCGCTTAGGGGCGGGCGCATTGTCTGGTGTGCGTAATCACCAGACACTATAATTCAATATACTTTTAGTCAAATTTCAGGCATAGCCAGCCGAGGCAAGACCTAGTGAGTTAAGGGAGTCATGACCCATACAAGAGTGAGGTAATGGTTACAGGAGGTGACATCTTCTGGGAGTGTATTGAATTATGGTATGTTACATCTGAAAAGAAAACAGTCCCTTCGAAAAGGACGTAGCAGTAAGATAAGAAAAGCAGCGATACTAGGTAGTGGAAAGGGTTCGGGTCTCAACGTACACCACTTGGTCTATCGAGTAAGGCGCACGAAAGGTAGACTGGCTTAACATATCATATAGCAGCACACTGAGCTTGGGAGTCGTACTCCGAGTCGTTTCAGATAATCATAGTCTAGATATGTTAGCACTTCTAGAATAATTGGCAGTGTGTTCCTATATGGTATAAATACAATTATGATTAAAACTGATTTATTCCCCACTCCCTTCTGGGAAGTCCAAGTACCAGATATCAATAACTCAATCCTTCTAGACTATGCATACAAAGAGTATGAAAAGTCTGGCAAGCAAATGAGACGCTACCACTCTGACACAGAGCAGAAGAAACATACCAACTGGTCTTCTGAAAATCTCCAATTAGAACAACTACCAGAACTGAACAAACTTTTCGCATATCTGCACCTTTCTGCCGCAGAAGCCATGCGTGAATTTTCTCCAAAGGAAGGTGTTCGTTTATTTGCAGGTCCAACGTGGTTTAATATAAACCCTAAAGGTTCTTCTGTCGCCCCACACCAACACCCTGGATGCGTGTTGGCTGGGGTGTATTACATCAAAGCTAGTGGTGATACTGCAAACCTTCGATTTATGCATCCAGATCGAGTAACTTCTTGGATGTTCTCTCCATTTTACTACAAGGAAAGAACTAAGTATACTTCTCCACTTCATACAGTTTCTCCATGTGAGGGTAAGTTTGTTATGTTCCCTGGAAATTTAATGCATTACGTAGATTCTAACGAAAGCGAAGAAGACCGTGTGTCGATCGCATTTAACTTTATGCAAGGATATTAATGAAAATAGTAATTGTTGGTGCAGGTACTGCTGGATGGATCGCAGCTTCTACCTTTAAGAGAAAGCACCCAGAAGCAGAAGTTGTTATATTACACGACCCAAAAATTAAAACTATGGGTGGAGTCGGAGAAACCTTGGTATGGAATATGCCACGTTTCTTCCACGATGTTCTTGGTTTGACTGGATGTCGAGAATGGATGAAGAGATCTCAAGCTACATTTAAAACTGGTGTCAAGTATCATAACTTGGGTAGACTAGGTTATGAGTATGGAAGTTCTTACAGTCCTGATTTATCTGCTGAGTGGCTGTATAACAACAATAAGAAATATGATGATATGAAATATTTCTTATTTGATAAAAGATTATTCAGTGACAAAGGTACTCTTCTTCAAATATGGCTCAAGTTGAAGAGTGAAGGTAAGTACGATGATATTATCAAAGACTTTCCTAAGGGATTATCCGAGATGCATTATTTTTCTGATAATGAAACATCAATCATATCAAAAGATGGTGAGTGGTTAACGAATCCCTTAATGGGACATAGCTTCCATTACAATGCTGAGGTTGTCGGAACAGTAATTGGCGATTTAGTTGCTAAACCTTTAGGTGTTAAAGAAGTCCATGGTAATGTTAAGCACGTCGTTAATGGACCACAAGGTATTGATCACCTAATTTTAGAAAATGGTGATAAAGTAGAAGGTGACCTGTTCATCGATTGTAGTGGATTCAAAAAGATTCTCGCTAAGACATTACCATTCAAATGGAAGTCCAGTGATGAATATAGTAATAATTCTTCTCTAGTTCGTCCAATGTTCTATGATGGGACTAAAGATCGAGGGCGCTACCTGCACAACAGAACATTCTTCCATGGGCATAAGTCTGGTTGGAGTTTCAGTGTTCCGTTGTTACATCGAACTGGTAATGGATATACATTCAATACTAGGATAACACCAGACATTGATGAGATCGCTGATGAGTTTAATGCATTTCTTGGACCAAAGAAATCAGATGAACCAGATCTGCGGTTGATCCAATGGGAGTCTGGCTACAACGAGACTTTCATGGTTGGCAACTGTATGGTAATGGGATTGGCTCTGGGGTTCATTGATCCATATGCTTCTAATAATCTAGCGGCAACTACCCAAATTCTAACAAAGATTTTCGATAGCGATTGCTTCGGTCAATATATGAGAAAAGAGCGAGATCTCGATAGTATCAGAAATGAGCTAAATGATTTTAGTAAGAAAATTTGGGATCATATCGCTGTTCGTGTTCAGTATATTTTTAGATGCACTGAACGTGACGACTCTGAATACTGGAAAACGTTAAAACGTGTTGGTGTAGAGAGCGGACTTCGTCAACATATTAAAGACTATGTCTCAGATACAGACCGCATGAGCAAATATGGAACAACTTCAATTCTTCATGCTTATTTACTGGCTGCAGGCAGAATCAACTTAGAATTGCCACCACCAAACATTAATCTCGATGCTGAAACTGAACGATTGTTCATAGAATATTTTAAGAACAATATGATAACTAATGAACAGAAGGCTAAGAACTCAATGCCTATTGAAGAATTCTATAAACACTTCTATTCTGATGAATTCCCAAATAAGGATATTTAATGAAACAATATGACGTACAAGCGTTTGATGGTATGGTTCCAGAAGACCTGCGTGCCAGAGTATGGGAATATATCCAACAACAAGAGTTTCATGCCACTCGCAAAGATGTGAATTATCCAACACCTGGATCTATTATCTACTATAAACCTGTAGATGGTAAACAAGAGTGGTTGGACGATAGCATCCCATCAGTCAATGATCAGTATATTCATCGCTGCGTCTTTGGTGCTGATGAGGAAGACTTGTACCATAATCATCCTGTTATTGGAGAACTATGGAACACCATCAATAATTATTTTAATAATCAATTTGTTATTGCTGGCGACCCCGAGGGTATAGCTCTGATGCCACCAAGAGTTGCTAGAGTATATGTCAATGCACAACCACAGGAAAATATTAAAAGAACACATGGTATACACAGAGATACGATTGACCTGAACGAAGAAACTCACTTCACTCTGATGTTTATTGCTAACCCAGAATGGTATCCGACATGGATGGCAGAGAATATATTTTATAGTGATGATGATACTACAGAAGATACCCAACAATTCCAAAAAGGATTTGGGCAGTCTCGTGGGTTTAATGTTGGGTATCCACATTCAATAGTTTCTCCAGTTTCTGGTAGAGTTATCATTTATGATGGGCGAAATTTACACACAACTAAACCAGCGGCTGTTTGGGCTAAAGAAATGCGCAAGGCTGTTATTTTTAGAATTAAGAGAGTAATGTAATGGAGCAAAAAGAACAAAATGGTATGTCGGATGGTGGTAAGAAAACTGTTCTTAAGTTTGATGGGTCAGATACCATTCACCAACTATGGTCTACACCAATTGGTATCTCTCGACCATTTTCACAAGACTTTATCGAAGGTCTAAAAGATGACGTTCGTAAGTACGTTCTGCCACGTGCTCAGAAGAACAGCGTTGATGTCTGGAGTTTACCTGACTTACCAGACAGCATGATTGAAGTTCAAAAGAAAACACTTGAGTTGGCAGAAAAAACCCTTACACTACAATCTGAAATGCCACTACCTCCGATGCGAATTGCTAAGGGATATTTCAGGCATATCCACCCAGATATTGAATATCGTATCACCCCGCACCACCATGGTTCTACCCTTGGGGTTGGTGTGTTCTACATTCAATTGAATAATGATAATCCAGGGAATATGATGTTTATTGATCCCCGTGGTGGTGTTAACTGGACCAATCAATTCAGCCCGTTTAAGCGACTTCGTTTGGAAGAAGGTATGATGGTGGTGAGCCCTGGATATTTAATCCACTTCGTTGAACCAACTGATTATATGAAACCTGTTTATCAAGAACGTCTACTTATTGTTTCTAACATCCACCGAGTGTATGAAGACTGGATCAAAGTTCTTGAAAACAAAGACAACGAAAATATGATTAAGTCTATGGGACAGAACGAGTTATAATGTTCTTCGATCAATATAATGAATTTGTTGAGTTTGACTCTCGTAAAGATAGACCAACTGCACCTGTGTCATCAGAAACTCTGGAACGACGATTCGAAGTTATGCTCCCAGAGTGGCTAGTGTCTGGAAAGAGAATTCTTGATATTGGTAGTGCTCTTGGCGCAGCAGGTCACTGGTGCTTATCTAAAGGTGCCACAAGCTATACTGGTGTTGAGATTCAAGATAACTATCGTTTAACTTCTCATGCTTTGTTATCAAAGTATTGGAATGATTTCGATCTAGTTAAAACACTTGACCAAATTGACGGCAAGTATGACATCGTACTTGCTGCTGGAGTAATCCATGGATTCTTTGATCCATATCAAACTATAAAGACCATCAGCAAATTTAGTAGTTCTTACATATTGATTGAGACAGTCTCTGTAGAAGATGATGTTCCAAAGATTATCTTAGCTGAGCAGAAGATGATTAACCAGAATGATGTTAACAATCCATTTTCTGGATGGACATCGTTACCGAATCAGTCAGCACTTTCTATCATCATGAAGGAAAATGGATTCATCATTGATGGAGAGCCTTTGTTTCCTAAAAGAACTTCAGCGCATGATGCTTATAATGATGCTACGAAAGATGGGTTTCCTATGCGTTATATCGTTCGTTACAAGAAACATAATACTAAGCTAACGAAATTAGAAGATTCTATTTCTACTGATACGCCTGGAAATGTTCCAATAGGATACAAGAAATTTCCTAAAGTAGATAAGTGGTCATTTGATGATGCAGTAGCTGAGAGGTTTCAACAAGAAGCCACTACAAATATTCCTGATTACGATAGAGTTATTTCTCTTTGTATTGATATCGCTAAACGTCACTTACACTCAGATGATTTTATTATTGACGTTGGCTCCGCTTTGGGGTATACTGTTGATAGATTTATAGATTCTGGGTTCACTTGTGTTCTTGGTGTAGAGTGTAGCGAGTCCATGTATAAAGCAACCAAACACCCAGAAAGAATTATTCATAGTGATACATTCCCAAATAACATCACACCAAGAATGGTACTGGCCAATTGGACTCTACATTTTGTGATTGAGCGAGAGCAATACGTTAAAGATGTTTATGATAATCTGACTGATGATGGAGTATTCATTCTCACTGATAAGACTCCGCAATCCACGCTAATAAAGAATCTATATTATGATTTCAAACGTGCCAACGGAGTTTCTGATGAATACATATATGAGAAAGAACAAAAGCTAAAAGGATATATGCATTTGTATTCTATTGAGTGGTATCTGGAAACTTTAACTAAGGTGGGATTTAAGAATGTCCAGATTATCAATAGTAATCTGGGTTTCGTTACATTTTATGCGGAGAAGTAATATGGATATGAAAGAAGCGTTTGAGTATCGTTATGGTGTCAAGTGGGATGATTTCCAAGATGCCAATACTAAATTTATGTGGGTAATGGTATGGGAACATGCCAAAGATTATTATACAAGAGGAACCAACAATGACTGAAGAAATTAAACCAATGACATTCGCTGATAAGTGGCATGCAGAGAAACTACTGAAGCGTACTAAAAAGAAAGCACGTAAGCAACTCCAACAAAAGGGGTTTAGTAAAGGTGAGGCTACTAAACTGGTTAAACAATCTGTTAATCGTATTGCTGCTCGTCCAACTAATCGTGGCGCTGGTCGTGGCGGTTAATGATAGTTATTGGAAAATTTGATAGCGATTCTTTAATGGTTCCAAAGTTTGAGGTTCCATTATTAATAGAATCACTGCCTCTAGAAGTATCATCTAATCTGGCGCTGCTAGTCTTAGATAAGGAATATGACATTTTAAATATTCCATCTAATGTAGATGACCCACTTTGGTTAACTAATAGGCTCGGGTTATATAACCTATTGGACTTTAGAAATAAAGACACCATCACTTTTAATAATTTCATATACGAGAAGTACACAGAATACATTAAAGTTTTTGGTGGTGATATTGAGCCTGTATATGTACTTTGTTGGGCGAATATTGTCAGGCTTGGCGGAAGAACCATAACACCACACCACCATGCTAACGGACATTCAGATATTTTACCAGAATGCTCTTATATCTCTGGCAATTTCTGCGCTCAGGTAGATGGGACTAATACATACTTCAAGAATCCATTCTTAGATAAACATATCAGTATTCCAAATATCACAGGTGAGCTTGTTATGTTTCCTTCTTGGATGACTCATTGGGCAGATACCGCTAAAACTGATAAACCAAGGGTAACGATATCATTTGATATAATCACAGAGAAGATGTATAAAAACTCTAATAAATTAAATTATAAACTATTGGAATCTATAGATGTTAGTTAAAGTTAAATTTGATAGCAAATCTCCATTTGTACCAGATATTGAAGTTCCATTTGAAGTTGATAGCTTAGGCTCTGTAATGTGTGAAGAACTAAAAAGAATTATTCTATTAGAAGAACCTATCATTATGCATGAGTATAATCCATATAAAGATGGAGTTCCTGAACAAACAGCTGGGCTAGAAGATTGGGTCACTAGTAGAGCATTCGAGTATAACCTTCTTAAGATGGGTGACAAATATCCAGTGCTAGTTGACTTGAAGTCTTTTATTCTATATCAGTATAGAAATTATGTTAAAGAACTTTCTTTGCCTGAAGAAGAAGTTTATATTCAATGCTGGATAAATGTGTTACGCAAGGACTCTAGATATTTTAGTGCCCACCACCACGCACACTTTAGCAGAATCGGCGATCAATCGTATGCATATGTTTCTGGTAATATCTGTATTGATGCGGAAAACACCAGTACATACTATGCTAACCCATTCTTAGATAAAAAGAAGATTAGTATAAAAAACATTCCATCAGAAAGTGTATTATTCCCTTCTTGGGTTGTTCATGCTACTGATCAGAACAAATCTGAGAATCCAAGAATTAGTATAGCGTTCGATATTATTACTAAAACGTCAATGGACTTGCGACAAATGGACAATCCAGATAACTTTATAAGATTAAATGATGAGTGATATTTGGACCGTTGCTGTTTCGACAGGACATAATGCTTCTACCTGTCTTCTTAAAAATGATGAAGTAGTATTCTTTATTGAAGAAGAACGTCTAAGCCATAAGAAGGCAGACTCAGTTCCATTTTTGGGGTTATTAGAAGTTAAGAAATATACAGATAGAGTAGATTATTTTGCTGAGACTGTTTATAGCGAGAACTCAGGCGCATTCAAGAATAGTCAATATCGTCATTTGCTGCGTAAACTTGGTGTGATTAAAGATGAGAATGCTCTAAAGCTAGTTATTGCTGATAGAAAACATCATCATATATTTCATGCAGCATCAGGGTTTTACAATTCTGGATTCTCAGAAGCTGTATGTGTAGTTATTGATGCTGCTGGCGCACCTATTGAGCATCGTGGGTTTAATGGTAATGAAATCGAAAGTGTTTGGAAGATTGACTATAATAGTGTAAACTTTGATCCAGTCTTTAGGCGTATCGGTAATGTTAATGACCATTCTCCAGAAATTGTGGATAAATTCCAATTTGTTAGTGAACCTGGAATTGGAGCAATGTACGCAGGTCTTAGTATTGCTCTTGGCCATGGACCACTAGAATGTGGTAAGGTAATGGGATTAAGTTCATATGGTAAAGAAGATTATTCTATTCCATATATTCCAACCATATATGAATCTAATAAAGAGATGTACCCACACCCATATATTAAAGATTTTGAGAAATATAATAAAGAAAATCTTTGCTATGCTGTGCAGAATGTAACACAACGTATGGCTACTTCTTTAATAATGGAAGCATTGGAATATACTGGATGTAAGAATTTGGTTATTGCTGGTGGGTACGCATTAAACTGTGTGGCTAATTATGAGTATCTAAAATGCATTCCAAAAGATGTTAATGTCTATATTGACCCTCCATCCAATGATGCTGGTTTGGCACTAGGCGCTGCCCAATATATGTTTAGATATAAGGCATGGAAAGATGAGCAAGAATTATCTCAACCTAAATCTATACCATCCATGTACCTTGGACCATTGCCTGATTATAACTTCACATTGCCTGATGAATTTGTTAGTACAGATATAACTCCAGAACAAGTTATTGATTTGATTCTTTCTGGTAATCTTGTTGCTTTATATCAAGGTCGTTCTGAAGCTGGTCCACGTGCTCTTGGTAATAGATCTATTCTGTTTGACCCAAGAGTTAAGAATGGTAAAGACATTGTCAATGCGGTTAAACATAGAGAATATTATCGCCCGTTTGCGGGTTCTATATTAAAACAACATGTCAATGAATGGTTTGATATGCGTGGTTTAGAAGAATCTCCATATATGATGTTCGCTGTTAATGTATTGGAAGATAAGAAGAAACAGATTCCTGCCATTACTCATGTTGATGGAACATGTAGAGTTCAAACAGTTACTGAGGAACAGAATAAACACTATTATAATCTGATTGATATATTCTATAAGAAAACTGGTGTTCCTATTCTATTTAATACAAGTTTCAATTTAGCTGGAGATCCATTGGTAGAGACGGTGGAAGACGGTCTAAAGACCCTAAGAGATTCAGAACTGAAATATATGTACTTGCCTGAGATTGGTAAGCTGATAAAGAAAATGTTATGATAAATATAGATCCATGGTCTCCTATCATTCTTAAAGATAATTGTCCAGTCCAAGAATGGAGTTCTATTAAGGTTAAGTGCGATAATGTTCTAACTCAGATTGGTACTGACCCTACTAATAATAGTTACTTAGAAACTGGCGATGCTCTTAGTAGTGTTATTTCAAAAGATCGCCCATATATGTGGGATGACTTTAATTACTTTAAAGAATGGTTAAGCCCACGGCTTGATGAAGCTGTGACTAAATGGAAATTGAATTATAATCGCTATGCCATTGCAGGTAGTTGGGTAAATATCCATAATAAAACTGGTAAAACATCTATTCATTGTCATCGTGGATGTGATATTGTGGTTGTTTATTATTTGAACGTTCCACCAAATAGCGGAAGATTGATAGTTAGAGACCCTCTTGAATATCATTGGGCAAATTCTGTAAGTCATGAAAGAGGTTATCTCGATTCTCGTGGAGGATATCCTATTGAAGTTCAAACTGGAGACGTTATTATATTCCCTGGATGGCTTTATCATGGAACGGAAGAATCAAATTCTGAAGATCCACGTTATATTATGTCTATAAATTACACTGGAACTTCTACATAAATAACCCTACCAAGTGTAGGGTTTTCCAATTTAGTTGTTGACTTTTTGCAACCTTACTGTATAATAGAGTCATCTGCTTAGGAGAACGAATGAAATACGTGCTGATTACAAAGACTGGTCGAGTGATGTGTTTCTACGTTAAGGCTGTTGCTGAGTTGTATCTCTCCATCAATGGTGGAGTTATCTGTTCTGAACAAATCGAGGAGTTGGTATGAAATATCGTGTGATTGTTAATGGTGTGTCGTTCTATTCAACAGCTACTGCCATCAAACGTGGCGTGGGTGATTCTATCGCTGTAAATGCAGCTGTTCGTCTCTGTGCTGAAGAAATGGGCGACAGTCTTGGTTTGGGTAGAACATTCAACTTCTACGACAACAAAATGAACAAGTCGACTTTCGACGTACAAATTTCAAAGGTAACAAAATGATTCGCTGGATCGAGAACGTAAGTAAGGACGCTGTGCGTAATGGACATCACATGGATGCTGGTCCAAACGCTATGCTGATTCAGATTGGAGACCCTGCATCCACGTTCCCTACACCTAAGTTCCCATTCAAAGTGGTGTCTCGCCACTTCGAGTTCCTCGATGCTGAGAACGATGGTAGTTTCCCAGAGGAATGTCTTATCAGTGATGCAGACGCTCAAGAACTGGTCGACTTGCTCCAACACGCATTGGACAACTCTATGAACGTAGTGGTCCATTGCCATGCTGGAATCTGTCGTAGTGGCGCTGTAACTGAAGTGGCTACAATGATGGGCTTTACTGCCACTGAACGACTCCGAATCCCGAACATGCTTGTCAAGCACAAGATGATGAAGGTTCTCGGCTTGACTTACGACTCCGATGAGCCATCCCAAGTGGTGAACGGTGTCGTAACAACTGGTGGAATTATCATGCCTGTAGGAGACTGGGAATGAAGTGGTACGAATACCTAAAGTCAACCAAAAGTATTACTTCTGAGGAGGACGTAGCTGACTCTATTGCCCTTATTATCATCATGGTTTTACTCTACATGGTTGTCTTCTTGTGAGAACTGTGGTATAATAAAGTTACTGATTAGGAGAGAAGGTTATGAGAAAAGGTGAAATGCTCGACAAAATGCTTAACATTGCTGTTAATGCTCACCATGGCCAATTCGACAAGGGTGGAAATCCCTACATTCTCCATCCCCTAAAAGTGATGCACTACCTGAAGTCTGACGACGAAGAACTGATGTGTATGGCTCTTGGTCATGACGTGATTGAAGACACTGATGTGACTTACCAAGATCTACGTGACGCTGGTATCTCTGAGCGAGTTATCAAAGGTCTCCAGTGTCTCACGAAGCAACGTGGCCAGACTTACCAAGAGTACAAGACTGGTGTGTTCTCTAGCTACGACGCCATGCGTGTTAAGATGGCTGACTTGCGACACAATACCGATATCCGTCGACTGAAGGGTGTGACTGAGAAGGACATTGCTCGAATCGCCAAGTACCAAACTTTCTACATGGAAATCAAGGCTCGTGTTGCCTCTTTCGAGAAAATTACTACTTGACTTGCAAGTGATTTTGGAGTAAGATATATAAACAAAGAGTCTGGTAGTCAGACTCTAAAATGAATTCTTAGGAGCTAAGAAAATGAAATCAGGAATCTTCATCGGACGTTTTCAACCCGTCCACCAAGGACATGTTCACGCACTGGGCATTGCCGCTTCTCAAGTAGATAAACTCTACATCCTCGTTGGTTCTGCGAATCAATGTCGATCAATCAAAAACCCTTGGACGTTCCAAGAGCGTGTACAGATGTTGCGTAACAAATTGCGTACTGCAAACATCTCCAACTACGAAATTCTCCCACTGAACGACTATCGCTATTCAGATTCTCAATGGATGTCTGACGTGCGTGCCACGGTTGAACACTACGACATGGGTGTACCAACCTTGTTTGGACACATGAAAGAAGGTAACAACTATCTTACATGGTTCCCAGATTGGCCATTCAAGAGCATTGAATCCCAGTACAATGTAAACGCCACTGCGGTTCGCCAACGCATGTTCGATCTGAAAGATCCAGACATGCCAGCAACTGTTCAAGACGACTACGCATTCTATCAGAAAGA